GTATCATGCCTGATAAAATCATACTTTCGTCAAGATTCTCGTAAAACTTTTCCGGTGAAGATTCGCCTATTAAAGTAGCCGCTGGTGATAGAACATGCCCTGTATTCTTTTCCTTTTCGGAATAAATCGAACTGCCTAACAATTCCCCTTCGCCAGATTTGTTGAAAACATCCAACAGAAGCGCCAACAAGTTTGCCATGTGGGGTGAAGCATTTTGCGACGACATTTCCTTTATGCGAATTCCAAACTCGCCAATAATGCAGTAAAAGGAAAGTTTGCCGCTGTTGAAATGTTTCAGCAATGCTTGTTCGCTGTTTATCTTACCTGGGCCGACAAAATCCATAGCAGCGGGTACACTTTTTACAACTTCGCGCATCAACTTTGAAGTTCCTCTTGCAATGGCTTCTTTGCCCGTGCCTGTCGGGGCTAACAGCAATATGTATTGGTTTAAGCCTGTTGCCGAAATGTTATAAGCCCTGCCCACAATGCCTGAAACAAAGCCTAGCGCTCCTGCAAGCGCAATCTCGGCTACTGGCCTTGGTGCTTGGTCATAAATGAAACGTGCGACTTGACCGATGATGCCAGGAGGGGCAGTATAAACGTCAGCAGACTTGCGGCTGTAAAGTTCTTCAAACTGGCTGGTTTCGCGTTTTATGACAATATCGTTTTGGATTTTTTCGGCCTGATTTTGAAAATCAGTTTTGCTTGCAATCATTTTTTCAAGTTGATGACACAATGCATCAAAATCTATGGGCGGAAGCATTCTGTCAAAACACTTGTTTAGCATGTACCTAACATAGTCGTCACGTTGCGCCTTTTCCCGCTTTCCCAGCTCGGAAGCCCTAAAAAGGCGCGTTATTTGCGCCGCGTTTTGTGTGTAGAAAGCAATTATATCAACAAGAGCAAAGTCTGCTTCAGATTGCGATTGATAATAATCGTGCCAGCGACCTTCGAACAAATCTTTGAATTTTACGCCATTTGCAGCATTTAGCGCTCGGTTGTAGACTTCAACATCGGTTTCCTTTGCTTCGGCTAAACCGGTGTATTGTGCGATTGCCGAATTCCCCTTGCTCATTTCGTTATAAAGAGCATTTAGCTTATCGTTCATTTCAATAATTGGCGAATTTCTAAAAACATCACCTGTCATGGTCATGTAACGATAGCTTGAATAAAGTTCTACGAATTTTCTACGCCTGCCGGTCGGAATGGCTCCCTTGATTATTATGTGAAGCCCTTTACCGGAAGGCGAGCGTTCTGCGTAACTGTTAAATTCGTTATAAATTGAAACTTGCTTATCAAGCGCAACCTCGTCGCCTTTTGTATCATCAAGATCAATTATTGCAAACGGGTCGCTTTCTGTTAAAACAAAACCTATGCCTGAGTACAAACCTGTTTGCAGTGCGGCAACGCATTCATTGAAACTTGCCCATGTATGAGGCTCGCTAACGCTTGCTTTCCAACTGGTGCGCGGCGAATACGGCACTTTAACCTCGTCTTCGTATCGCCACATAACCCATTGGTTATAAAGCCTCATTTCATAAGGGATGTTTTCAATAGCCATTTTTGCTTAATCCGGTGTCAATTTTTTGAAAATTGGCAACGGTCAAGCCTGGCACGGTCTTGCCGCTGTTAATCAGCTTTCGAATCAACTCGTGACTTACATCACATTCTCGCCCGAGTTTTCGAAGCGATAGTTCGACCGATGCTTTTCGCAGCCGCTTTATTAAGTTTTCGATGTTCATACAGACAGCCTTGTATTAGTTATTGTGGGAAAGTATTAACTTTAAAAATTATTTTGTCAACAAGTATTGACAACCTTCTTTTGGCTTTCTAATATTTGCAAAAACTCAACTTAAAAGGAATCAAATCGTGAACTATATTGAAGAAGCCCACAAAACCCTGTCGCCATCGTTTCACGGGAATCAGATTCGCTTTGATGATCTTGTTGAAACGATAGGCGAAGTTTGTGCCGCATTGGCCAAGCTCGATTCGATAAAGAAAACGCTGTTTTACGGAAAGACAAACTTGCAATTCATACCGGCGGCAGAATTTGAAGCCGATTGCAATAACGCCATAGCATGGCTTGCTGCTAACGCAGAAGATGAACCGAGAATGCAAAAAGTTTTTCATGCTGTTATTGGCAAAGCTACCGAATCTGGCGAATTGTTGGAAGCTTTGCTAAAAGCAGTTTTGGGCGAAGCTGTTCTCGACGAAGTAAATATTGCCGAAGAAATCGGCGATGGCTTTTGGTACGATGCAATTTTACTTAGCACAATTGGCAGCGATTTCGAGGAAGTGCAGCGAATCAATATCGAAAAGTTGCGTGCGCGTTTCCCTAACAAATTTACGGAAGCCGATGCGAACAACCGCGATTTGGATAAAGAGCGTGAGATTTTAGAGCAACGAGAAACTTTGTTTGACAATTCAACGTCTGTCTATAAAAGTTTTGAAAATAATTGTCAAAAGTAATTGACAGACGTTTAAAGTCGAATGATAATTTGCAGACACAAGCATAAGAGGCTAATAAAATGCAAATACCGAATGAAAACGAAAACCGCGACATGCTCATAACCAAATGGATTGAAGCTTCAAGAAATTTGGCGGCAGCGAAAGAAGCTGAATTGCAATTGCGTCAAGCTGTGCTGAATGAGTGTTTCAGCTTTGACCCAGAAGCATTGCGCGAAGGTACTGAAAACCTCGAACTCGGCCAAGGTTACAAACTGAAAGCCGGATTTAAAATATCCAGGTCGTTGGGTTCGGATATTGAAGCAATTGAAAAGGTTTTGCAAAAGATCGAAAAATCCGGCCCTGAAGGCGAATTTGTTGCAGAGCGTCTTGTTAAATGGAAAGCCGAATTGTCGGTGACTGAATATAAAAAGTTGCCTGAAAAAATTGCAAAGATTGTCAACGAACTGGTTGTCAGCAAACCGTCAACCCCTTCGCTTGAATTCGTAGAGCCTAAGTCAAAATGAATGCTAAGCCCACATTAATTAAAGCTGGCGACAGAAAATTGCTTGTGGGTGGTTATCCTATAAAGGTCGATTGCTATATCATCGCGGCATCTAACTACGATTTGATGATACATCAAGTTAAAACGGCCTTGATGTGCAATAAGGTTGGCAAAAACCTAGACTGCACTGTTTTGTTAAACCAGTTGCTTACTGAAAGGGGCGAAAGTGTATGAACATAAATAGCTTAAAACCCGCAAGTCAGCTTGCAAGGCGCTACGGTGTAAAAAGCATTATTTACGGTGCGCCGGGTTCCGGCAAAACACCGCTGATAAACACAGCACCGAAGCCGGTCATGCTTGTGACTGAGCCTGGCATGTTGTCCATGCGAACCAGCCAAATCCCGGCCTTTGAAGCTCCGACAGGTGCGCTAATTTCCGAGTTTTTTGAATGGTTTCTGAAATCGAAAGAATCCTCACAATTCGACACGCTTGCTATTGACAGCGGTTCGCAAATTGCTGAATTGATTTTGATTGAAGAGTTGGCCAGACAAAAACACGGCATGAAAGCATACGGGGCTATGTCGGAAAGGGTGATGAAACTTTTTAACGATCTTTATTACTTGCCGCAAAAGCACATTGTTATCATTTGCAAACAAGGGCAATTTGAAAACGGCAGGCAAAGCCTTATCGAAAACGGTCAGGTTGTTTATGAACCTGTTATGCAAAAGCGCCCGTTTTTCCCAGGCAAGGATTTAAATGTTAAAGTTCCGCACCTGTTTGATAATGTCATGCACTTGGGCGAAGCAACAATTCAAGGAAAAGTGCAAAGGGCGTTACGAACAAAGGAAATTCCTGAAGTTTTCGCACGCGATCGTTTGGGGAATCTTGGCGAACTTGAACCTCCTGATCTTTCCTATATTTTTTCAAAGGCAATGCAATGAACAAAAATTTACTGACGGGGGTATTAATTATGTTTATCGCCTTACTTGTAGCGTTAGTTGTAAACGGCTAATTCAGGTTGCCGATGAAATCTGAAAACTTTTTGCAAAAAGGTGAAGTGAAATGACAAGACTTATGAACCCGTTCGACCCGAAAGCATTCGACCCGTCGCAAGGCGGTAGCCAATTGCCAATCGGCAGACACCCTGTAGTAATTGCAGGTTCCGAAATTAAGGCCAACAAGAATAACGACGGCGGCTTTTTGGAGTTGACGTTGCGAATCACCGACGGGCCTATGCAGGGTACAACAGGCGCGCACAGGTTGAATTTGTATCACAACAGCGCAACAACTGTTGAAATTGCAAATCGCCAGCTTTCTGCAATTTGCCATGCTGTTGGTGTGTTCCAATTAGGGGCCGATGGTTGCGACGTATCTGTTCTGCACAACATTCCCTTTCTGATCGACGTTGCGTACCAAAAAGGTCAGGAACCTGGCGTTGAAGGTGCGAAAGGTTATACCGAAGTCAGGAAAGTATTCGACATTAACGGCAATGAACCAGGCAAAGCGCCTGTAAACAACGGTGCCGCTGCACAACCTGTTCAACAGCAGCAACAACCTGCAAACACCGGTTTTGCTCAGCAACAGCAGCAACAAGCACCCGCTCAGGGTGGCTGGGGTGCGCCTACTCAGCAGCAACAACCTGTTCAACAGCAGCAACAACCTGTTCAAAACGGATGGCAGCAAGGCCAAGCCCAGGGCAATGCTCCTTGGAATAACAAGTAATTTCTGCCCACACTTTACCTGCTCGCAAGGGCAGGTTGCTTAGTTAAACCAATTGCGGTTTGTTTAACTAAGCAAAAATCTAAGGAAAGCAAAATGATTGATTTATCGAAACCTGGTATGCAAAAAGCGTTGGCCAAAAAGGTCAAAGAGGCAATCGACCTTTACTGCGAGACGGCTTACGACGGCGGCTTTCGTTCGCATTTAGGCGGTTCTGAAATCGGTCACGAGTGCAGTCGCTTGCTGTGGTACAAATTTCGCTGGTGTTTCAAAGAAAAGTTTGACGGCAGAATGCAGCGTTTGTTCAATCGCGGTCATAGAGAGGAAGCAAGGTTTGTCGAATGGCTTCGAGGAATTGGCGCAGAAGTGTGGGAATTTCAACCAGACGGAAAAACACAATTCCGAATTTCAGCAGTCATGGGTCATTTCGGCGGCTCGCTTGACGGTATTGTAAAGTTACCGCCCGAATTTGGTTTTGACAAACCAATGCTGTTAGAATTTAAAACCAACGGAACCGGAAAAGGCTTTGACGATTTGGCTAAAAACGGAATGGCTATCGCAAAGCCCCAGCATTATGCCCAAACATGCGTTTACGGTAGCGACCCTGCTTATCTATTTGAATACGTTTTGTATTTCAACATTTGCAAAAACGACGACAATCTGCACGTTGAAGTTGTGAGGCTTGACCACAATCACGGCAACAACATGCGCGCTAAAGCCGAGCGTATTATTCTGGCAGAAGCGCCACCGGCCAGGCTTTCGGACAATCCTACTTTTCACAAATGCAATTATTGTGCAGCTAAGGATATTTGTCATAAAAGCGCAATTCCTTTGAAAAACTGTCGCAGTTGCAAAAATGCAAAACCTGTTGAAAATGTACAATGGTTTTGCTCAGTGTTCAATGACGTTATTCCAAAGGATTTTATCGAAACAGGATGTGCTGACGATTACGTTCCTATAACTGCAAGGGAAGTATGAACACAATATACACAGACCGCTGGTATCAAGACGATGCCATTTTTGCGATATTTGATTACTTTCAGCGAGGCAACGCTGGAAATCCCGTAGTTGCAATGCCAACCGGAACTGGCAAAAGTATCGTCATTGCAAAGTTTATCCACAAAGTTATAAGCATGTGGCCCAACCAAAGGTTGATGATGTTGACGCATGTTAAAGAACTTATTGAACAAAATGCCGAAAAGCTGATGTCGGTTTGGCCTGTTGCGCCAATGGGCATTTATTCAGCAGGTTTGAATAGCCGTGACATGATTTTGCCTATTGTTTTTGGCGGCGTGCAATCCGTTGCCCCTGCTATACAAAAATCGTTAGAAAACGATACTTCCAAACCAGATCATTTGAAGCATTTCGGCTGGCGCGATTTATTGATAATAGACGAGTGCCATTTGTTAAGCCCCGAAGACACAAGCCGTTATCAGTACATTATCGCCGAACTAAAAAAAATAAATCCGTACATAAAAGTAATAGGTTTGAGTGCCACGCCTTATCGTTCTGGCTTAGGCATGATAACTGAAAACGGAATATTTACCGATATATGCTATGACATAACAGACTTCGAATCGTTCAACAGGCTTATTGCAGAAGGTTGGTTGTGCCCGTTAACAGCCAAGCCCACAAAAGCTGAAATTGACGTAAGTAGTGTTGGAATGGTTGGTGCTGACTTCAACCAAAAGCAGCTTGAAAAGGTTAGTGATGACGATGCGCTCGTTTATGCCATTTGCAACGAATCTATTCAAATTGCTTCGGACAGAAACTGTTGGATGGCATTTGCGACAGGTATTGACAATATTGAACATTACGCTTCCGTACTTCAATCGTTAGGTGTTGAAGCCGTAGGGGTTCACTCCAAGCTGAAAAAATCAGTGAACGATGAAAGAATTGCGGCTTTTAAAGCCGGTGAACTTAAATGTCTTGTTAGCGGCCAGAAATTAACAACAGGTTTCGACAATCCGGCCATTGATTATATTCTCGATGCCAACGCAACACGCGCTGTCGGCAAGCATGTTCAAAAGCTTGGGCGCGGCACAAGGCCGCATCCTGGTAAAACAAATTGTCTCGTTGGCGACTTCGCTGGGAACATTAGAAGACTTGGGCCGATAAATGACCCTCGCATACCAGGCAAACCCAGCAAAGGTGATGGCACAGTGCCGATTAAAATTTGCGAATCGTGCGGGCATTACAATCATGCAACAGCAAGACAGTGTGAGAATTGCGGCGCTGCCTTTTCGTTCAAGTCAAATTTGTTTTCAACAGCAGGCACGCTTGAACCATTGAAAAGCGATATGCCGGTTGTTGAACATTTCGAAGTGAAAAAGGTTCTTTACAACCTGCACGAAAAACGCGACAAACGGGGGAACCTGTTACGCCCGCCCATGATAAAAGTCAGCTATTTTTGCGGGCTGCAAATGTTCAATGAATTTGTGATGCTGGAACACCCTGGCCTTGCTGCCAAAAAATCGCGCGACTGGTGGCGGCAAAGAAGCCCTGCGGAACCGCCTCAAACAACCTATCAGGCTTTAAACGAAGTCAGCAAACTGCGTGTGCCGAAAAAGGTTCGAGTATGGCTAAACAAAAAATATCCTGAAATTTTATCGGCAGAATGGGAGTAGTGTGAATGGCAACTAAACCGAGAGCGCGAGCCAACAAAAAGAAATCGGCGACAAATCCGGCTGCATCCTTAATTGCTGCGCTGAAGTTCGTTTCAATCGCTCAAAAAAAAGTCGGCCCTCCTGGCTTTCAATTTTGCATGGCGACGAACAATTGGCTTGTTGCCAGCAATGGAGTATTGACTGCCGCGCACCCTATTCAGGAAGACCTTGAAGCTTGCCCACATACTATTCAGTTGCTCGATGCGCTTTCGAATGTTGAAGACGAATTATCAATCACGCAATTGTCGGCAAATTGCTTGGCTGTGACCTCGGGTGTGTTCCGCGCCTTGGTGCCTTGCGTTGAACCTGATGCCCTTTCGATACCCGAACCTGACCCCGAAATAGCAGTTATTGACGACAGGGTTAAAACAGCCCTCGCAAATGCCTCCTATTTGGCCACAGAAGGCGCGCCGATTGCAGCCTATGCTTCGGTATTGCTTCAAGCCCAAACATGCGTGGCAACCAACGGTACGGCCCTTGCGGAAGCCTTTCACGGCAATGATTTGCCGCCCGACCTTTTGATGCCAAAAAATTCAGCACTTGCTATCGCAAAAAGCCCTTATGCTTTAAAGGGGTTTGGCTTTTCTCAAAGTTCCGCAACGTTTTACTTCGAAGGCGGGGCGTTGATAAAAACACAACTGTTTAACGAAAAGTATCCGAACTATCAAATGTTGTTTCTCAATTGCAATTACGAAAACTATAAAGAGTTGCCTTCTGACTTTTTTAAAGCGTTGGCGGCAATTGAACCGTTTGCAAGCGAAGGTATTGTTCATTTCGACAACGGAAGTATTCTTTCAGAATCGAACAAAGACATTGCAAGCAGTTACCAGATAATCGGTCTTCCTGAAAGAATGTCATTCAAAATAGAAACGTTAATGGAATTGAAGCATGTTCTTAGCGGAAAAGTTTACTTCAACAAAGAAATGAACAGACTTGAATTTTTCAACGAAGGTGTGCGCGGAATGGTGTCATCCGTTGTTTTGAAAAGCAGTGATGATTTGAACAGCGAGGATATTCCATTTTGAAAACAACTGCTTTGACGCCAGAAGGATTTATTCAAACAAAACAAAATCGCAAGCTAAGTCTCGCAGTTAGGCAAGCACTTGCTCCTGTTGAATATTTAAGCGACGCGGAATTGCAAGCAATCCCAACGGGCAGCATTTTTGTATTTGATGCCGAGGTTTATATCAATTTCTTTTACGTCGCTTTCAAACACTTGGGCAGCGGAAAGTTCGTAGCCTTCGAGCGTTCGCCGGATTTCGATTTCAACCCGACAAAATTACGCTGGATGATGTGGCGGTTTTTACTTGTGGGTTTCAACTCAAAAAATTATGACATTCCTATTATCGAGTATGCCTGCACAGGCGCAACGTGCGAACAGATAAAACAAGCCTCGGATTTCATTATAAAAAGCGGCCCTCAGTACGGAACTCAAAAAGTTACAAACTTCGGTTTTGAGAAACAATATAACTTAAAAATCGGAAAGTATAATCACATTGATTTAATCGAAGTCGCACCCCTTGAAGGCTCTTTGAAGTTATATGCAGGTCGATTAAATTGCGAGCGAATGCAAGACTTGCCTTTTCCAGAATCTCACATTTTAACGAAAGAAGATGCTGAAATAGTAAGACCTTATTGTGCTAACGATTTGTCCAATACCGAATTGTTGTTCAACGAACTTCTGCCAGAGATAAAACTTCGTACAGAAATGACGCAAGAATACGGGGTTGATCTTCGAAGCAAATCGGATGCACAGGTTGCAGAAGCCGTTATAAACAAAGAACTTGAAAAAGTGTTAGGTTATTATCCGCGAAAACCTATTTTGTCGAAAGGCACTATTCTTCAATACAGTCTTCCTGATTTTATTTATTTCAAAAGCAGTGAACTTAATGATGTTTTGTCGAAAGTAGTTTCTGCAAAATTCGAATTGGACGGGCTTGGTTCTCCGATAATGCCAAATGAACTTGAAAAGTTGAAAGTGAAAATAGGCAAGTCTGTTTACAAACTTGGCATGGGCGGTCTTCATTCAAGCGAAAAGAAAATTGCACATTTCGCCAGCGAGGAAATAATAATAGCCGATAATGACGTAGAATCGTTTTACCCGAGAACAATACTCAATCAAAGACTTTATCCACCGCACTTAGGCGAAGCGTTTTTGACAGTTTACAATGAAATTGTAGAAACGCGGCTTAACGCAAAAGCAATGACAAGCAAGTGCAAGAAGGAAGGCGACAGGGAAGGTGCTAAAAAATGGAAAACAATTTCAGACAGTTTGAAGATAACCATAAACGGTAGCTTTGGAAAACTTGGCAACAAATATTCAACACTATACGCCCCGCAGCTAATGTTGCAAGTTACTATAACAGGTCAACTTGTTCTTTTAATGCTAATTGAAGCCCTTGAAGGTGCTGGTATTGAAGTAATATCAGGCAACACGGATGGCATAATTTCAAAATATCACAAATCAAGACACGACGAAGTTCGTGCGATAATCGCTGCATGGGAAGCCCACAGTAATTACAAAACTGAGGAAACCCGTTACAAAGCTGTTTTCAGTAGAGACGTTAACAACTACGTTGCTGTTAAAATGGAAGGCGGCGACCCTGAGGCCAGATTTACTGATGAACAACTCGGTTGTAAAACGAAAGGGGTGTATTGCGAAAGAGGTTCTGCGCTAAATTCAATATTGTCAAAAAATCCAGAAACGCTAATTTGCAGTGACGCTGTACTACAGTACGTCATAAACAAAGTGCCTTTAGAACAAACTATCAAAAGCTGCAAAAATTTTAAACGCTTTGTTGCAATAAAGAACGTAAGAGGCGGCGGCGAGAAAAACGGGGTTTACTTGGGGAAAGTGGTTAGATGGTATTACCCTAAAAATGAACCTGGACACATTTGTTATGTCGGTTCTGGAAACAAAGTTGCAAAAACAGACGGCGCGCGTCCTGTTATGGATTTGCCGAAAGAATTTCCCGCAGACATTGATTATGAATGGTACACAAAAGAGGCAACCAAAATGCTTTACGAACTAGGTTGTTTGAAAAAGGCAGAAGCTGCAAGTTTGTTTTAAGCCCTCACATTGTAGGGGGTTTCAGGGTCCGGTACGCGATACTGCTCAAGACTTACCGGACACTGCTCGCAATCAAAAAGGTTGGAGTACCAGCCGTCCAAGAAGGTATCACCGTCCGGTATCTGGAACAGCGTACCTTCAAGCCTGTTGCTGCCAACGTCCTTGTGGCAATGGTCACTGTACTGAGACATCTCGTAACCTTCGGCTGTAAGTGCAGATATAGCCTGTTCCTGCGTGTCGAATTTCAGATAAATAGTCATGATGTTATATCGTTGATTTGTGATTGTGTGAGATTGGTAGTTATAAGCGCAACGCTGCCTATCAGTGTTACACCCTGACCACTGCCAGTCGGTCCTAAACCGATGTTTAGTGTAGTTGGCGAAATCGGCATGGCTCCTGATGTATCAGCAGTTCCGGCGACACCGTTGAACGACGATAGAAACATGTTAGCTTCACACGATACTGCTATTTTATTAACAGAGGTTCCTGGCAGGGGGCCAACAGCGCCTGCCACCTGCGCCCCTCCTGATGCAACAGAATACGACATGCCTGCCCCTGAATTTACCGCTATTGTCAATCTGTTACCGTTGGTTCCATCAAATATAGAGCACATTGCCCGATCCCGTGTACCAACCACAGGTAGTCTAAACGAAACCTGTAACGTATATTTAGCAGCGTTAAACCCTGCAATATTCGACAGCGCAGTTTGCAACACAGTAGCAGAGCGTGATGCGGTGACCCCCGATGTACGGATCGGACTGGTCGGTATGTCACCTGTCTCTTGCTGACAGTGACATGCATAGACGCCGCGAGTTCCATCTCCTGCGAATGCGGCAGTATTGCCATCAACGCCGGCGGCATAACTATCACCGAGGATGTAGAGGCGTGGCTGTCTAGTTGTCGCCGTTGCGCTTGAGTGCTGCACATAGATAATGTGCCAGCCATTGGCCACAGGTATAATTCCGCATCGACCAGAATAAACCCCCAAATCCTGCACCAATGACCCATTTTGCAGATCAAATACAGCTAATTTGGATGTGTCTGTAATATTATGGCCGATCCCAACATACCTATAATCCGCTTTAACAATCCAGTAGCGAGTTGTTAGCACACTGTTCGGTAACAGTGTGGTCGGCATTATGTAATGCTGAGTATTATTCGTACTAGCAACTAGCCGCGTACCAGTTCCAGCGCCGAACGGGCTATCTACGGATGCGCCAACAGTTACCTCGGTTTTCGTGTACAACGCATTGCTGAAATCGTGGCTGTATGTCAGCAGGTTAGTTGCAGCCAGTTCTGACAGATACCAGTATTTGTCAGTAACAGCATCATAGTGTGTGCCAAATTGGTTGGCAGATAGCGTTACATACTGCCCATCTTGCAGGACACGTTGCGAGCCATTGCGAGTGAATGTGAAGCCTAACGCCTGAGCAAATGATGGCAAACCTATCGTTTTCAAATTGAAATCTAAAGTTCTGCCAGGGAATTGCTTGTCATCTGCAAACAGCGTCATGAAAGACATTAGGCAACCCTTCCTACGGAAACAAGTAAAGTGCGAGCCGCAACTTCACTCGCGTTCGAAACCAATTTGAAACTTTTAATGCCGTAAGTTTTCACAGCACTTATCGTGTGAATAGTGCTTGCAACAACGGGTACAGTAATCGCAACACCTTCGCTATACATAGCACGGTAATTCGTTCCGTCAATGGTTCCATGCAAAGCCAATACAGTGCCTGTCATTTGCGCTGGAAATTCAATGCACAAATTTGCCTGATCGGAATTAATCGAAAACGCTTCTGTTGATGTTTGGTTAATTGGTATTGTGGGCATGATTTGCTCCTAACTTACGCTAATTTTAATTTGATTGTCCATTGCTATAAAGCTAAAGCATTTGCCAAAGGCAATGAATGCAAATGCAAAGCTAAAACGGTTTAAAAGGTTGCTGTGCGTAAATTTTTTCAATTTTGTAAACTCTAATTGTTGTTTCGTGAGATTCTTTATATACAACGACGTTATCCAGAATTGAGCATAAGGCAGGAACATGACCCGAGGGAATTGCTTCCGAAGCGAGTGTTATTATTTTACTCCATGTGTTGTTATAATTGCGCCAAATGCTAAAGTCTTCATTCCAAGAATCTATATGCAAAACGTCAGTATCGTTTAAGGCGCATATATCTGCTTCGCCGCAGTTAGTGCCTATATTAGAACTGTCGGAACCAACAGGTGTCCAGTCAGTTCCATCGAAAGACATTTTGCGAAGATTTCTGCCCTGCGAGCCGACATTTATAACAACAGTTGTTGGCGAAAATGCAGTTATGCAAGTATATACAACGCTAGAACCAAAAGCATAAGAATTTCCAACTTGCGCCCAATCTGTACCATCAAAGTCGAAAGTTTTTAAATAGGTATTTCCGGCAATCGTATGCCAAACGGCAACCCTATTTGATGATAAGGCGACAATCGAAGGATTGAACATTCCTGAAATTGTCAGAATATTTCCAACCTGCTTGTATTTTGAAGTTCCTGCATTCCAGTCGAAAGCAGCAAGACCATAACCTTCGCCAATTATTGCAATTCTTGTTGCAGACAAAGCAGATACGCCGCAATATGACAAACCTGTCAAGGTTGATGAATCCGAACCTACTTTGGTAACAGTTTGGGCAGAATGATCGTAAGTGTATCTTTGAATTACATCCGAATTTGCACAAAGATAGACGAAATCTGTTTTGGAAATTGAACACAACGCGGGCGCTCCTGTCGAAGATACACCGGTTGCGCTTCCTGCCGAACCCCACTTCCACCAGTTTACAAGAGCAAGTTCTTCGGCTGTTTCCGCAGCCGCTTCCGCAGCAACTTGCGCGGCCAAAGCATCATTACGATAGCCCAAAACAGTTGATTCGGTGCTCGCAATATCGTCAATTACTTTTGCAGCGGTTCGAACAAGTTGGCCACCAGGGCTTTCGACAATGCCGGTGCCGCCTTCATCGACTGCGCCATTGGCAACAAGATCGACAAATTCCATGTTTGCCTGCAACCTGTCAAAATCCGCTTGTGTGAATGTCGCCATTTTCGTTACCCTGTTAAGTTGCCGTCTTCATCAACAATATCATTGACAAAATCTGCATCGTGTGCGTAATACCTTTCATCGTAGTTTAACGCTTTTACGGCAGAAGTAAAATTAGATTGATAACTTTTTTCTGTGACAAGGAAAGCCCTTTCCCTCGCATCGGTGCTGCCCACAATCCAGTAGGTCGTTCTTGCATAAAGGTCTTCATCCAAAGCAAGTTCTTCTGAAGGAAGGCTGTCGAGAATTATTTCATTCGGACTTGCGCCTTCAGAAATGCCGATGCTTTCAACAGTACCGTTTGGGTATTGAAGGAAAACAGAATAATCAACAAGCGGGGCAAAATTTACATTTTGCGAAAGCGTCAACGTAGTTCCAGCTTGCGCTATAACCTCACCGTCTTGGGTGGCAGTGCGAGTATTGTCGGCTACTAAAATCCTGTCCCCTCGAACTAAAATGTCGGCTTCTTGGGTAGCTTCGAATTCGACTGCGATTGATTGGTACTTTATTTTTTGCCAAGTTCGCCATGCGTGAAAATAGGCTTGCAGCTTGTTGCGAATGCCTACGGATTGAACCCTGCTTGGATTTATCGGGCTTGTTTCATCCGGCAAGTACAGCGTTACCACAGCATCGTCTTTGGGGTCAACGTATTCGAATTCAAGACCGTCGAAATTCTCTTTATTGCCAAAAATGACGTCGCGCTTTTCGCTTCCAGGCAACTTGTTCCTGTGGTTAAAAAGAATAGTGCTCAAGTCTGTCTCATTTTCAAAAGACAACTTTATTTTATTACCTCGTCTGTAAGCATTGCAAAAAACAGCATTTGAAACAGATGCAAGCATTTCTTCAAAAGATATGTTTTCGCTGTCAAATGTGTAGCAAAATTCAATAGCCTTTTCGCTGCCAAAATAAGTTTCAACTTCTGCGATGGTATCGTATATAGAATCGAAATCAATTTCAGAAATATTTCTATTTCCAAGTCTCGAATCTGTACAAATGAAACTCAATATTTCATCGGCCCTGTTTGTAGGAAAATTTTCAGTTGTGAAAGTTGAACCTGAAATTCGCTCGGGTATCATTCTGGTCACAATCATATTCAGCTTTCTTTCTTTTATAGCTAACGCGCTTGCTGTTGCGTATGTTGCAGAATGAACAGTTGTGCAGTTGCCGAAATCAGTATTTACCACAGGAACCATTGCATACAAATCTCGCCATTTTATTTCGTCTATTACAGTCGCAGGCGCTGTGGGCACATAACTTGGGCTTGTTCGCCATGCTCGCACACGGCAGCGACCTGGGGTAGAAAGCTCGCATTTTAGAGTTGCGTTTATCGAGCCTTTGTCGTTGTAAGAGCCGACCATGGTGATGCTAAAAACTTCCTCGGCACCGGCTGGCGTTCCGTTTATGTCAATCGGTGTAACGCCAACACTTATATCAACGTCTTTCCCCCATTGATACAAACCGTTGTCCATGTATATGCCACCGAGGGCGACAAAATTGCAATAAATATAAGCAATGTTACTATTCGTAAAATCAAAATTGCCAACGAATTTATCATTATTCGTTTCCAAAGAAGGACTTATATAGCCTGTTTGTTGTCCTGAAAAATCATCGACATTGTTCCAGTCAGAATTTACAACAGCGGGATTTGACAAAACAATAAGTTTTGCAGTAACACTAACGGCAATATAGTTGCCGTCTAAATTTACCGTAGTGATGCCGTCTGTATAATCAGCATTTATTATTTCAATCATATCCCCAGGTTGAAAGGATTTTGTAAAATCCATTGTCGAAGACGGGTTTATTTCAACTTCGTCTGGGTAATTAAATCGTATGTTATTAAAACCAACAACTACGTCTGCGTTAGGCGCACGAAGAACTTGACCGTTGACAGCAGTTGCTCTTTTGGCAACCCAAAGCGGCTCCATTATCGCGCTGCCTATTGTCACCTGTGGGGTTCCGCCGTTGGGGGATTCGAACGGCGGATACACTTCAACACTCGTGCCAGCTATGTTCGAAATTAGTGTCGTGTCGTCTCTTATATCAGAAACTTCATATTCGCCACGACCTACGCACATATAGCTGTATTCAATCTCTTGATTGTTTTCAAACACTTTGTAAGTTGAAAGCAAGTCAGGAACAGAACGAACTGTGCCGAATATTTCTGGAATACGAGCATTCGGCCTGGGTGTATTTTGACGAGAAGAAAGCTCATTATTTGGCGACATTAAGCCGTCCATTCTCTGAGACGCGCTTGGAATGTTAGGCTTCATTGCCTGATAAACGGCGAAAGATGAAACTGTCGTAAAGTTCAAAAGCTTTGTAGCCAGTGAGCCGATTACTTGTGATAATTCAAAACCGGAAGGAAATTCAATGATGTAAAAAACACCGCTAAGTTTACTAACATTTTCAAGATCACTTGCGTTCTTAGGTGTAACATTGTTGCTTTCGTTAATAGCCTTATGATAAATCTTTGCCGAAGCAGGCCAATATTTATAACGCTTAATCCAAAAATCAAGAACATTTTCTTCTGTGTGAAATGTTTTCCATGTTTCTGGTTCTAATGTATTTTGACCTACTATTATTGTGTTAGACATTTGTAAAACCTTATTGTTTTATATTCGGAAGCTACGACTTCCAGTTTGACATATTGAACACCTTTACTTTCTGTCAAATGCAAAACTTTACCGTTTAGCATTATGCCCACATGGGGGTTCTTATGAGAATCGCGCATCCAAACCAGGCAATTGTTCTCGGGAGAATCAAGCCTTTTCAAAACTGCTTTTGTTGAAACAGGTACGTTTCGCATTGGCAGTAAAAAACCTTGCATTTGCTCTCTAATCGAAGAACCTGTCGCAAGCTCATAAGCATCGCAGACAAAATGCGCGCAATTGTAGTTTTCAATATGGTACTTTGCCTTGAACAAACTATCTTTGTTCATAAAAAGCCGCGCAACATAGGAAATCTGTCCAGAGAATACCGCTCGCCCGTCTTGTTTATATTCAAAGACGGCGCTTTCGCAACAAAAAAGGCACCGTCTTTCGCAAAGGTTATCGAATCAATTTCCAGCGTAACGGGGCCGAACATTGGCGCAGTCAAATCGTCAGAACGAAATGTTCTGTATTTAACGACAGGCTTTTCGACAAAACCGGAACCGGCTGCGAGCAAATCGAGTTCTTGTGGAAGTATTTCGCCCAAATCGCCGAATTCAATTTTTATACCGAAGTCAAGGGTCTCTCTTGTTTCGACTGGCGTTATACGCATTGGAACATGAACAAAAGTAACTTCAGAAGCATTTTCCAAAGTAGCGGTCATCCCGTTCTTGTCATTGCGAACTGCATAAAACACTTGTGAAAATTCAGAATGGGAAATTTCCAGAGTTTCGAACTGGATTATATTTGCTTTCGAATTTAGGAAAAATTCAGCGTATGTGGGCATTTTAAGCAGGCTCGAACAAATTTAAACCAAGTTTCGGATACAAAGGCGTTTCTAAAAACGAAATTGTAATTCCGTCCACAGCATTGAAGTTAAAAGCAGTTGCTGCAAAATATACAGTTTCCGCGTCTTCGGTTTCAGAAATTTCTAACACTTTCACGTTGTTGATGTAAAGCTGCTTTTCTGTTTTGCTTACACGCAAGCACCATTCTGCCGAATCCAGAGGTGCTGAAATATTAACGAAATCTGAACTGCTTGGCGTAAAGTTAATCAACATCAAATCAAACGAACTTCCGCCATCCGGTGTTTCTACAAGCAATCTTGTTTTTGTCGAAAAGCCAACAGCTTTGATAAAAGCAAGTTCAAACCCGTCGTTTTCACCAATGTCACTATAATCAATTTTAGAAGACGTTACATTGAAATAAACACATACTGAATTTGCATGAATCAGAGTATTGCCGGATTTTGCAGAATATATTCCATCGTTAGAAGTCAATGTTTTAGGCCCAAACGAACCTGTCCCGCCTGCCACCAAGTCTGTTGTGAGTTGAATTACATTCGCTTCTGGCAACGGCCCCCACCATTCTGGAAAATCGACATTCGCCGCTTTTTCCAAAGCCGCGAAGAACCAAGCAAGCTCTAAATCGAGATTGTCGTAAAGAATCATCATATCTTCTTGATAAGCGAAATCCTCGGCGTTAGGAAGAACTTCAAGCTCGGCATTGACAATGAAAGAATTTCCACGTTGACTTGATAAAGTCATGGTTCCTGGAACAAACTTTGCAGTATGTTCTGTCAATGTTTCAAATTCACCGTAAAGATCAATAAGAAAAGGCAAAGCTGCACTCGAAGCACCGACTTTGAAAAATGTACGAATGTACTCGTAGCCAAAGCCGTTTGTTTTCCATGTGCAAGTGACACGGGAAGCACTATTTCTTATATCGCTGCGGCTTCTCGAAGCACCGCCGTCAAGAACGACGCTTATAACTTCATTGCCGTCTTTTACCGAGTAGCCTTCTTGATCCGGTGGAATTAAAAACTTACGCATATTACCTACGCCTTGTTGTAGTCGTACTTGCTGCTAACGCTTTCGATACTTTGCCGTTCGGGTTTGCTATATCGGACGCAATGACGTTGGGGGCAACCCTTGCAACACTTGCTTCTGCTTCGTCGCGGGCAATAACTCGTATTTCATCACGCGAAACTTGCTGCACTTCAAACTGCTTTGAAACGCCATAATTTTCAATATTGACAACTACACCGCCGATGCCGGAAGTTGCTGATTTAGCAGAAGAGGAACCCATTTGTCTTGCACTATTTCGCAACGCTTCGAGATTGTCAACGCCAATGCGACTTGTTGCTTCTGCATCGAACACATATTCCTGACCGTGAACAACGCCGGCAACTTCTCGCCTGCCCACATTCCCCGTATAACCGCCGAGCATGAAACCAGGCTCCTGGGCGCGAATTGCGGCGACATTTATCAAGCCTGCGACCACAGCGGCACCTGCTGCTGTTGCGCCCAAAGCTGGGCCAACCAATGGTATCCCTGCCAACGAAGCATAGGCTGCGGTAGCCGAGTTGTAGGTGTTCACTGTGGCTTGTGCAATGGCAGCGGCCTTTCCTATTTTAAACGCCTTTTTGTTTTCCAGCTTTTGCAGTGTTGACAAATCGCCGAAAAAGTTACTACTTGCGTTCAAATACTTTTGTTGACGCTGGAATTCAATTTGCAATTCGGCAGCAGCTACTTCTTCATTTGTTGCTAACTTTTTCTGCCTAAAGTTTTCCAAAAGTTGAAGTCTTTCCTGATAATATTTTTCTTCCGCTGCTAGTTGCGACGCAAAGAAAGTTGTGTCAGCACCCATTCCGCCGAGCATGTCAGAAACAGCCTGCGGGCGGTCTTCTGGATTTCGCATTTCCTGAATTGCTTGTATTTTAACCTGAATATCTTTACGAGGTTGTGCGTAAGTGTTATACAAATCAACAACAGCATCGTTCAATTTCTTGGTTTCGAATTCCATGTTGACAATGTTTCGAGTGGCCTGCTCGTAAAAAACATTACCTTCGTTTAAAGCCTTCTGCTTCATATCTAAAACTTGCATTTCAATTTGAAGCTGATCGCCAACAAGCCCGTTCAACAAAGCCTGTTTCTCACGCTGTTTGTTGAATTCATATTGCGATTCGGTTGCCTTTCGCAAATTTTCGCTAGTCATATCAACCAAGGCTTGAAATTTGTCAGCGCCTTCTGCACCTTTGAAGTAGCCTTCCGCAGCAATGTTGCCTAACGCAATCATTGAGGCCGAGGCTTCCTTTTGAGCGCCTGTTAGTTTTTCAATAAGCGAATCCTGTTTGGCTTGTACAGAAACCAAAGATCGAATTAAATCAATTTTTTGTTTAAGCTGCGATATTTCCTGAGAATTCAAAGCCATGTTTCTGCTGACAAAACGCTCTTGTATCTGGTCAAGTCTTGCCTGACCCTCGCGTTCATTTTTAAGCATAAACATTCTGGAAAGTTCATTATCAAGTTCCAGATTTATCTTAGCCAGCATAGCTGCGCGATTTTTAAGCCTTGTTTGCAATTCCTTTTCGTTGGCTTTATTCAACTCGTCAACAATGCGCCTTTTGGCAGCTTCGCCTATATTGCTGGAAACTTCATCGACAGCACCTTCGAAAGCCTTTCTGTTTGCGATAAGGTTTTCCCTATAGGCTTTGCTAAACTCACCGGCCATTCGCTTGCCATAACCGCGACCCGATGTTTCAGCAAGCGCCTCCAAGAAGGCTGCTGACTGATTTAAAGTTTCAACCAAGTAAAAGCTCAAACCTTTTACGAGTTGCTTAGCTTCCTGCAAAAACTTCAAGAACTTGTCGCCGAGCGTTGTATCGCCAAACGTAGCCCACAAGCCTTTCACAACATCCATGAGCGTTACTGTATCAAGATTTAGCTTTTCTATCTGCTCTTGGGTGGCACCGAGGTTTTTTGCGTATTGTTCCAAGCCATGCTGCTTTGCAATTTCGTTAGTCAACAGCTTGTAAGACGCATAGGCGGCTCCTAACGCGGCAACCAAAGGTGCGAACGGACGAACAAGTTGCCAAATTGCGCCAGCCAAAGCTTTCGCGCTCATTTCGGATGCCGCCATGATGCCTGCAATCTGGGCACCTTGCTGTATAAAAACAGTGAGCGGTTTTTGGCCAGACGCCAGCGAAACGCCAATATCTTGAATTTGATAACCCAAGTTAAGCATGTGATGCCTACTCAAACGCGCCTGCTTGCCTGCATTCGCCAAACCCGCATTAAACCCGTTCATTGGTTGCTGTGCGGCAGCAAGCCTGTTGTTGCTTGCCTGGATTGCGTCTGCGTAAGTGCGAAGATCAATCACCCCTGCCCTGTACAAGCGTTGTGCCTTTTCCATGCTTGCAATGTGGGCTTGTTGAGCGGCTTGTAATGGATAAAGACTGTTACGCAAAGCCTGAGCCTCGCGCTCCATGGATGTTGCGCCATTGGCGGCCTTCATTTGAGCATTTTGCAAACGCAAGGCTGTCATTGCAGCCCTATCTTGCGCTGCTGATAAATTTACCGTTGCAATCTCGGTACGTTTTGTTTCTGTAGCAAGCCGCTGTTCGGTTAAAGCAGTCTTGGAAAGTTCGTTTTGCAAACGCGCCGATGAAGCATTCAATGCCGAAAGTTGTGTTTGCAACAATTCGACAGAATTATGTGCAGCCTTCGCTTCGCTTGCAATTGCACGCAACTTGGAGGCGACACGACTGTCTATACTGTCCGTTACTTTTATTTCAATATTGTCTGACATTTCACTTTTCCCTTATGGAAAACTCGTCTGCAAGTCTTCTGCCCACAAGTACAGCCCGCTCGACAAATCCAGCAGGCTCCTGCTTCGATGAACCCGAATTCAAGTCTCTAATGTAAGGCACGTTGTTTGTGATGTAAATCGGTTCGCCAGGTTGCTTGCGTTCAAGTATAGCCTTTGCCAAGCGAATAGTCTCGGCTGCGTTTCTGGCGGCTTCCCAGCCTCGAAAGCCAGGGAAGTGAGGGTCAACATCAATCCAGCTTGGAATGCCTAGCGAAACAATCCAGTTCGACTGTGCGCGAGAGGTGTCGACGGGGGTAACATGGGCAAGGTCACTTACAATTGCGATAGCAACCTTTGCCGCATGTTCTGAAGCAGCTTTCTCAACAACTTTAGACTTGGCTTCAAGTTCGCTTGCTAAGTCCAACAAAGTCTTTGCCATCTTAGCTGCCAGTTTTGTTTGCAAGCCGTTTCATATTTTCCTGATCTAACTTGCGTATAAAATAATGCAAATCTTCCGTTTGTTCTGCATCGAATTCAAAAGCCCTTGCATAATCTGATACAGACGACCAAGGTATCGGGCAAATGCCGTTTCCCCTGTTTCGTTCGGTATCAAGATCGAAAAAGGCTTGCAAATAAATTTCCAAGCCGTGTTCAAGTTTTGGTGCATTCGCAATGCGGTCAGGTATAGGGTTTCCCATCCTGACCGCTTGCTTGATTATAGCCTGTTCGTGCGGGCCTACATCCAACAGGTACACCAAAACGTCAATCAGTTTTTTGCTTCATTTTCCAAAGCAGCTTGCCTGAAATTTGCAAGTTCTTGCGATTCGTAAACCAATACGTCGTAAAGGTCTGGAAGTTCTTCCATCAATTCGATTGCAGCGGCTTTGCTAAAAACAATTTCGCTGCCGTCTTCGTTGCGAACATTACTCCAACCTTTGAGAATGGAATCGCAAAACACTTCCATAAAAATCTTGCGCGAAACATCAGGCTTTATTGTTCCGGTATCAAGCTGCCTGCGGTACGGGCGCGTAATTACTTCCAGCGACTTCTGGTAAGCCTTATTGTTTTTGCCCATGCGTGATACCAAAAACGTCGGTATTGTACCGTCTTCGTTTTCTGCCATCGGGAATGGAATTTCAACGCCTTCGTTTTCTTTAAGCGCGTCTGTTTTAAATGCAGATTTCAGTGACATAATGTTTGCCTCAAACGTAGTTAATAAAAAAGGCCGGTTTTATCCGGCCTTTTCAGTGTAGCCGATTTAAGTCGGCATTGCCAGATTCGGCAAGTAAAGGAAGGCTTCGTAAAGCATGGTGTATCCGTTGTCATTTTCGGCACCAGCGGGTTCCAGAGGCAGGGTAATCGGGGCATCCTTCTCTACATTCAACCGACCGCCGCCCAGGCCAAGCAAAGGAATGTCGAAGACAAAACCTGCATTGCTGTGCGCGCCTATCGCGGAAAACCCAACATCCGAATTATTGCGAACAGCTTGAACAGCAGCAGTAGTAGTAAAGTAAGCCGTGATTGAGCCGCCTACTTCGAAATTGCCCGCAGTCATGTCAAAAGCACCCAAGGTGCCGATTGCTTTGCTTGGCGACACGTTGTTATTCACGGACACAGACGCCTCGCTAACATAGCCAAACAATGCATCTGGGTTCGAAGTGGTGCCGTCAAGCACTGCCATTTTAACCCGATACAGGTCAGAGGAAGTGTTGTAAGCATCTTCGCCCGAGACGGCAACCCGCGTACCTACTTTCTGTTCGTCACCACTCTCGCCAGACCTGTGGGTATGGTCACAAGCAACGAACGAAAGGTCTGCATTGATCTTGTCAGCTTGGGGCAAGTTCAAAGTCATTTCGTTAGGTACTGCACCTTCCAGATATTCACACTGCGTATCTGTCGCGCCTTCGCCAAGGGTGCGTTCGAGGTTGTAAGAACGACGCTTGATTAATGCAGCAGTGCTTTCGTTCTTTATGACAGTGCCGACGTATAAGCGAATGGTTTTTCCTGTTCCGGTTTCATTTACAGGCGTCCATGTAGTGTCGTCAAAAACGAGCGCGTGTGCCGAAACGGATGCAATTCTGGCATAGCCCACATTGTTGGCAAAACGATTTCCACTGGTGTCGTCGCCCAAGAAAATCCATGCACCTGGAATAAGTTCCGCCCGAGTTGTGAAATCTTCAACCGTGGTGACGAGTGCCGGAATGCCAGAAGTAACCGCAATATTCGCATCCGCCGAACCAAGTTGATAACCAACGCATTGCAATTTTGCAGCACTTGAAGGGGTTTCGTTTGCGACCGTTTCGCTGACTTCAACAGCAGTCGCAGTAGCACTGACAACAGTTTTTATCCCATTGTTTGAGGCATTTGCAAAACCGCTTGCATAAACAAGCTGACCCGCATCAAAGACACCCAGACCCGAAGCCGCAGTGTAGTCCTTGTCGGCAGCAACCACGCCTGTAATTGGAACAGCAGTGCCGTTCAAAGGTACTGTCGAAGGGGCTTCCCTTGCATCGGCAAAGAAAAAGCCTTGCATCAAGCGCACAAGGTTAGTTTTGGTGAAGTCGATGTTGAAGCCGCCCGAGGCGTCAAGGTCGGAAATAACGCCGCGTTTGTTTTGACGCGAAACGCTGATAGGCGAGCGGGTGACAGTTGAAATACTTCCACCGAAGTCGGAATAACTGTTCGGCTCAAGACCGAACCAAACAGCGTCTGCGCCGCCAGTACCAGGCAGTTGCTTCAAACATTCTTCCTCGGCAAAGGCAAGGCCGGTCACGTTGCTGTCAATTTTATTAATAGTGCAAGGCATGGTAGTTACCCCTAACCAAGTTCGTCATATTCAAATTCGGCAATGACGTTGAACCGTTCCCAACAATCTTCGGGGGGAATTTCGTTTATTCTACAGTTGCGAAACCAAACCTTGTTAGGTGTGGCTTTACCTCTGAAAGAATCTCTTGCCAAGGTAGCAAGTTTTTGACCAATTTCAAAGCACTTTGAATTTGATCGCGGGCAAAAAATTTGTATAAAAACCAAACCGTAAGGTGTATATCTTTTTCGACCGGCAACACCAACACAGTCGCTTAAAGTTGCTTGGTTTTCGTTCACGGTTTGCATTGAAATTCTACACCAGAATTTCGAAGTATCGGGCGCATCATCTTCCAAAACACCCTTATAACGAATTTCAGGCACATGCCCCGCAATTGCATTCGAACCTGCGTTCCAAGCCGTTGTGAAAAGAGCATACACTTCATCACGGGCTGTGTCGGGGGTGTTCATTGTCTCAATACCAGAGTGTAAAGAATAACCTGCCCGTTCGGGTTCAAAACATCAATCGTTTCTATGCGGAATTGAACACCGCTTCGTATCACAACGTCTTTTACATTCGGTTCAAAATCAACAGGGGCCATTAAGCCAACAACGCAACCTTTCGGTACTTCGCTTTCGCGCATAAAAGATACCGTTTCATAAAGATAGCGTCCGACTGGCAAAAAGCAAATAGTCACATCCTTGTCAGTGCCAGGCGAGGCGGTTCCTGGCTTCCATGGTTTCGCGGGGTCGGTTGGCGAAACATCACCATTAACCCGCCATTTTACAGCCTCGCCGTCACGCGCAATCATGCGTTCGGCTTGGGCTATTTGACGATCAAACCTGCCCACACTATACCCTCACGGCTCGCAATCCGCTTGAAGCTGCGCACTCGCCAAACAACGGGGCCAGCAAAGCATCAACGGCAGAAAGCTGCGGCATAATGCCGACCTTAAAAGGGTCTGCGTATTCTGTTTCCAGCGGTCCTGTTTTCTCCCTAACAACGTAGTCGGTTGCAGACACATTCGGCTGTAAGGTGAAACCTGCGACCTGGGCCATAACCAATTGACATTGAGCCGAAATAAGCGACTTGGGAATCGTGTTTGACGGAATAAGGTCTTCGCCCAAATACGCATCGATACGAGGCCATTCGAGTTCCTGCTCAGACGACACGCGGGTTCCCTGATAACGGCAAGCAAACTGTTCGAGGTAATCTGTCGCCTTTATCAGTTGTGCCGCAACAACGTCGTCGGTAGCCGATAGCGTAACGCCCCTGTTGACAGCATAAGCACGCGCATTTGCAACGCTAACGTAACTGTTGGCGTTATCAACAATTGCACCCGTTTCTACTGTTATCGTTATCGGCATTTTATTCAGTTATGGTCAAAGTTGCGGTTGCGGTCAGTGTTTCGCCGTTGCCGTCGTATTCGTATTCAGCAGTTATCGTGACAGAACCTGCCCCGACGCCTGTAACAGTGCCGTTGTTGCTAACAGTCGCCTTCGCTTCATCAGACGAAGACCATGTAGTTCCGTCACCCGCAGTGTTGACATGAACGGCATCGAGTTCCGAAATGTCAGTACCGGTTACTGCAATTGCGTGCAGCTTGTAAGTGGCAGCCACGGCAACCGACTCGCCGTGGCCAGTCAAATGAAACAACACAGGCCGGTCGGCATGAGCAACGCCGTAATCGGCGAATTCAGAATAAGCAGCCGGAATATCGCCAGCCACCAAATCGCAATCTTCAACACCAGCGCCGTAATTTGAACTTTGAGCCGAAGAACGAACACCAATTTCATACCCAGGGTTGGTCAAGTCATTAAGGGCGTCAATTTGGTCCTGTTCGGCTTCTGTGGGAACAGTTCCTTCTATAAAAAACAGCAATTTCTTTGTCATGATAAAACCCTGCGTTTATTGAAAAACGGCCCTTTCGGGCCAGTATCAGTTCGGCTGCCAACCTGCGCCAGCACCTGCGGTTTTGTTTTGAGAAACCACAGGGTCGCCTTTTCCAACAGGAGGTTCGTCCTCCTTGTCCTTGTCCTTGTCCTTGCCCTTGCCCTTTTTAGGCACAGGCGCGTCGCCGACTTTGGCAGCCAAGGCTTTCAATTCCGAAGCCTTTTTGGCAATCGCGTCTTCTGCGGAAGGAAACGCTTTGGCATAAACAGGAGGCACGGCACCGGCTACGCCATCACAAGGTTCGATGCCACCATGGTCAGGGTCTACTGCCAACGCATTGCGAAATTTCACAGTAGCATTCAAAGAAGCAGCTTTCAAAAAGTCGTCAGCTTTTGGTGCAGGCCCTTCGACAAAATACAGAATAACGGCAGGCTTGATAGATGAATTCACGATAACACCTCTGAATCGTTTTTATAAAAAGAAGCGGGGCGAACCCCGCTTTGTTAGGCCAATTCGGCTTCGAGAACCACACCGGCAAGGTCTTTGACTGAAGTCGCAGTCCTGTCCCAGTTGGTTGAAGTGAACAAAGCTGCATCGGTCGGGCTTGCGCCGCCATTGCCTTTATCCCACTTGAAGCCTTTTACGCCAACATTGTAAGACCATTCGGCCTGATAGCTGCGACCAATGTTTTCTTCGCCATTGGTGGTTTGGATGTTCGCGTCAAAGTCATTGTTTTGACCAACTGAGACTGCGCCTGGAACCAAACCGAGAATATGATAGGTCGTGGAGTTAACCAAATTCGAGCTATCGGTCATAATCAGCAGTTTGCCGAACGGGTCGCGAATCACGTTAACTGTGCCGTAATTGAACAAATTCTCGCCATTGGTGAGGTTGTTCTGGTACAGAATGTGCATAGGACCGCTGTGCATAATCCATGCTGCAATTTCACTCGACATATCGCCGAACTTGGCCTGAGTTGCATTCAGGTTTACCCAGTTGGGCAAATTGTTCGGGCTGGTATTTCCGGTAACATCATTGACAACGGCGGTCACTTGCACCAGTGCGGCATAGCTGCAACCCAGGGCCACGTTTAGCATGTCGGCCATTGCATCCTTGGCCAATTGTTGACCAATTACAACACCGGCAAGGTCGGGGCTTTCCTGAATCCAGCGATACTGAGCTGGGTCAATCAGCATTTCCTTAGTACCGGCAGCAACTTTGACAGAAACGTCTTGCAGATGCTGCAAAGCAGCACTTGAAATTGAACCGGAACCGTATGCGTTACGACGGCGAACAAGACCGGAAATCTTGGCGAAAAACGCGCTTTCGCTGTAATCGCCTTGATGCGCGGCAGGTTGCAAAACAATCGTGTTTCCCGAAGCGCCGTTGAACAGATCAATCTGTTGACGTAAAACTTCGGTCATTGTGCTGTAAGCGTACTCGTTAAAACGAGCCAGATCGGACAGTGCCATTTTTATTCTCCAAAGGTTTGTTTAATTAGTCGTCTTGACTAACCTTCGATTTGACAATTTCCAGCAAATCTTTCGGTTTTGCATTTGTCAAATTGATAGGCTTGTCATCGCCAGCACTGCCAGCAGGTTTCGATGGGTTTTGTTTGGCACTGCCAGAACCCTTGCTTGCTATAACCATATCAGAAAAATCTGGGTTTGCAACAAATTCATTTGACAAATCTTCAATCGACATTGCCGACGGCTTGCCATCTTTGTCCAAAATCCTGGTTTTAGGCTCGTCTGCATCGAAATCCGCAGCGAGACGCGCTTTAATATGAGGCAGCATCAGCTTAGGGTTCTTGAATTTTGTTGCGATTTCGTTCGCAACATTGTCGATCAAATTCTTTTTAGCATGAGAAGTTAATTTGCCAAGTTTTTCTTCATAAGAAGACTTTTGTTCATCCAGCTTTTTGCTCCAAGACTTTTCCAAAGTTGCAATATCGCCCTTTTTGCGAGCATCGTCACCTGTCAGTTTTTCAAGTTCTTCCTGTGCTTCGCGCAGCTTGGCCTCTGCCTGTTGTCTCAATTCCTTCTCACGGTCTTTTGCACGTTTCAAAGCGCCAGTGTCTTCATCGCCGTCCAAATCAAGGCGATATTCGTCGCCATCGGCAACATATTCCGACTTCAAAACATCGGACAGTTTTTCAAATTCTTCTTTCTTAATGCGCTTTTTAAGTGCCATTACAAGAACCTCTTGAGTGCGGCTCACTGAGCCTGTTTGATTGTTTGTTGTTAGCTTTCGATATTTTTAGCAAAATGCTTCAAATAGCAGCTTTTTGAATATAGCAATGCGGTTAATTTTGTGCAACCTCTTTGCTGCCCACATTATTGCCCTGTGCGGCAAAAGCCTCGGCTTGAATGCGTGCGGCGTCTTCCTTTTCGGCAGTTATTTTGGTTTTTGCGTCTTCGTCTTTCAAAGTAGCAATGCCGACTTTTCGCAAACCTTCGCGCATTTCTTCAAAAGCTATCGCCCCTTTTTGCCATTCTTCGATCAGTTGCTTGCGTTCCTCGGGCGATAGATTATCCATGGAATAATCGGTATTCAACTCAAACACAACACCCGAATCCGGCTGCCCAACCCACCTGGCTGCCCATTTCAAAGCATTGGTGAAAGCCGCCGAAACATTCTTTGCACAAGATGAAAGGGTCGAGCCTTTGCTGGATTCTTCCATAGCGGCCTCGGTAGCCGTGCGCTCTACTTCGCGTTGTTCAACCAACTTGGCCCCGAGTGCAACCATTTGGCGCTCTTTTGCCTCCATGGCCTCTTTAATCATGGTGTTTGCTTGCGCCTGCACGAGTTGGAAGTTTGCTCCAGGAGGCAAAGGAATGCCTCCTGTAGAACCCATTTGCAACTTGCCTTCAAGGACATTTTTTACCCATTCTTCTGTAAGACCTGTAGCAACAGGTGTGGGCTGGCCGGTTATGTAGCAACTTTCTTCATAATCAGCACTGTTTCGATAGTGAGCAATGTTCAAAGAACAAATATCTTCGAAGTTCGGGTTTTCCGGTTCAACGTCGTTATTTTCGGCACCGAAAAACCAAAACGGTATTTCTTTAAACGCGTTGCCGTTGTTATCCCTTGGAATAAAAGTTTCGGCAAGTACATAGTTTCCGGCCATTACTTCAATAGAATCGGTCAGCTTGGCGTTGGGGTCGCGGTATATGTCGTGAATATAAATACCGGCTTCATTCATTCGCAATACTCTTATTTGCAGCAATTGCTTTACTTCAAAGCCATCGTCTGAAACTTCGTAAGGTTCTACTAAAACAACCAGCGATAAAATTTGTTCCGCACCTCTGTCGATTGTACGCCAGTTTATTATTTCCCAAGGCGCATAGACAAACATCGTCGGACGGATGCGGCCTGTTTTTAAATCGCCAACCGTTACCACATTTTCGCTGCTTCCTTCGGTTGCCGGATAGTCTACAAAAACCCCGCCCCTGGAAAACGGCAAATTGAAACCGACAGCCCGCCGCGCCAATTGTTCCAAGCTTAAACCCGTACCTGTGGCATTTGCAATTAGCGAATCCAACAGCGACGGCAGTTCGACAACAGGCGGGCGAATGAATATCTGCCCGAGCATTCCTTGTAATGTTCTTCGTGCCACGTTGTAAAATACAGCACGGGTTTTGTACGCTTTATAGCGCTCTTTGTTTTCAGCAGAAGCATCGTTTGCGTTCGGCTTTGGTAAATACGTTGTGCCTTTTTCCTTTACGGCAGTTTCACCGTCCAACGTGTCTTTTATAAGCCTGTAGATTTCAAGCAACTTTTTTATTTCCGGCCTTGTATACGATACGTTTGCCATATTGCACCTATGTAGGTTTCAAAATTTTATATTTGGAAGCAGCTTTGTTTGCACCCTTCAAACAACGGTAGCGAACCATGTCATAACAGTGATCTTCTGCTTTTGTATCTACGTCATCCAACTTTATAGGGTCGCGGGGCAAAGTCGGCAACAGTTCGATAGATGCTACACAATTTCGCATGAAGTAGATAGCAGGCCCCTCGCCTTTTACAGCAGCTTCCAGCCGGTCGCGCAGCAACTGCAAGCCAATTATGCGCGACCCCGAAGACTTATCGGATTCTATCCACCTTACACCCTGCTTGCTCATTAATTTTTCAGTGGTATCGAGTTCTTCGTCAATAACTTGCCGAATCCGGTTATCAGCAGGGCCAGGCCATGGCTGCGAAGCAATCCAGCCGTTAAACATCATCGAGATTTCCCGTTCCTTGATACCTTCGGCAATTTTGGTTGCTGACATTTTCAAGCCTGTGTTCGGTATCCATTCGCCCTTTGCGTCCTTGGCGCACCCGTACCACTCAAAAATTTGTATCAGACTGCCAGGTTGTGGGCAAAATATGTACGAAGTTCCATCGTTCAGTATTATTTCGGCTTCGGTCCCATCGGCTTCTGCCCACCAGCCCACACTAAATGGATGGCTCGAACCATCGTCATAGCTTCGATCAAGCCGCCAGCTTGCCGGTATAGCAAACCTTGGCAAGACATGCACGCTTGACCGCCAAATGTCATCTATCGCACCGCCTGCTGTAACATCCCAGTCGCCGTAAAGCCAAGCTTTGCGCAAATTTTCGTCAGTTATGCTTTCCAGTTCGGCCACATATTCTGGCGGTAAGTATTTGTTTTCGCGGTAGCTCCCAAATATAGCAACTTGCGTTTTTACGGCTATTTCGTTTTCTTCCGTTTGCGGGTTGTATATTTCAACTTCCCTTTTTACAACAACGCCCCTCGGGGCTGCCGTTATAAAACGCTTTTTCACCCAATTGTGCCCAGGGCCGCTTGGGTTTGTTGTGCTGAATACTTCCAGCGGGATAGGAGGCAGGGGCTTTCCATCAGGTGTGGCATATTGACCATCTTGTGTCATTGGCGTGTCACGCACAGGGTCGAAGGTGCAGCGGTTCACCGACATGAATTTGTCATAAAGGGCGCTCGTGGCGTGTTTTGTCAGTTCGTTCCATCCCAGGAACGGGTATTCGTGACCGTGGAAGCCTTCGTAATCCGACAACTTTTTGACATGCCGGAACAGCAATTCTTCACCGGTAGGCCAAACCCATTTGTACTGACTTGCGGATTCGAGAAACTTGGCCCCGTCGCCAAACTTGCCAAACCATTTTTTAGATTCGGCAACAAGGCCCGAAAGATGGTCAAATTCAAGGTCAAATATCACACCTCGCCAATATTGCCCATATCCCTTGCCGACAAGGCGAAGAAAGCGCATAAGCTGGGTGACGGTCTTGCCAGGGCCGCGCGCCCCCTCGTACAAGATATGATGACACGGGGCCGATATGGCCAAGGTTTGACTGCCAGGCAGCGGTCGCCATACAACATCAACAGGGGCAGACTGTGCCGAAATGTTAGCCAAACGGCTGTTTATGTTGTCAGTGCTTGCTGCGGCTAACATTTAGCAACTCACGCTGGCTTTTTTCGGCTTCTTTCGCCCATTCGTCTGCATTTGCATAAACAGGCACTTCGATTGCCTTCGGAATAACAATATTGTTGTGTATTTGCGCGGCTGCCGGTTTTTCAATAAAGCCCATTATGTCGCCATACAACTTCGCCAGCTTCGCATATTCTTCGGGCGTGACCGGAATAACTGTGCCGTTGTAATTTGTGCCTTGCATCCTATCCCACACATTACGAGCAAGTTCTACCTTGTCCGGCAGCATGTCGAGCGCATTGTGAGACTTGCCAAGGTTCTCCTGGATTTGCAGAAACTCGGGGTCTTTCGGCCAATTACAGGCCACCCATAGCGCCTTATTGGTATCATTTGCAAAGATCATGCTTGCCGCCTTGAAAGGGTCGGGTTCGCGCAACAATGCCAGCGCAAAGGCTTCCATATGCTCGTTTTCGGTCATTTCGACACCTTCTCGGGGCAATTTTTGCTAACAGTTTCGTTATGGTTTAATATCTGCCTGGCAGTGCCTTGGGTGAATTGGTCGCGGTCGCTAATCCATATCGGGGCGACCCATTTGCAAGCCGTATCAATAACTACAATCGCCGGTTCAATCTTCGAGCCTTCGCCAGTTATCGCGCAAGCGTTTAGTAATATCGTCATCGCTAACGGCAGCATTATTGCTAATAGTTTCGTTTGCATTTTGCACAGCCTCTATTTGTCTTTCGTTTGCCTCTCGCTCGACTTCAATTTGTTGCACGGCTTCGCGCCTCACTCGCTTTACTTCAATGTTAGCGTTGACGGTATCGGCTTCTGCTTTGCCTGATTTGCGGGCCGCCGTCCACAACAAAAACAACCCTGCCGCAATCCCAAACAGCATGGCGACGAATCCCGTTAATTTCTTCGTAAGTGTAGCCCACATCATAAGCCCCTTTCGCATAGTTCGCGCCTAGCCTTTGCGCGTTTGACAAGCCCTGGAAGCGGTTTGCCCCCAGCGTATACCCATTGAGCCTTACCGGTTGGCCCTTCGTTGAAGCGAATGCACGCCGTTTTATAGTCATTTGCAGCAAAAGCCCTGTTCATTGAAGACTTGCAAAACGCACTAACGCCAAAATTAAAGGCCTGATCTACCGAAGCCGCTAATGCAAAAGGTTTGCCTTGCAAGTAAGGCGCGCATTTTAACACCGGTTCGGCATGACGTATTAATCCCTGTTCGAGCATGGCGCGGCATTCTTCAAGTGTGTGCCGTTGGTTCATCGTTACGCCTAATGTTTCGCCCGCGCACACGGTCGGTATGCCAACGGGGTCGAGATACGCGGAAAGCCGCATTCCTTCAAAGCGCTCGGTAAAGCCAGGCGAAGTGCCGACCCCTAGCAGGATAGCACAGCAAGCCGCGCCAACCGTAGCCATTAACGTTTTCTTATTGTTGTTTGTCGTTTTGTTCATGAAGTTTTGCCTGCTTTATGAAACGTGATACAAACGTCATTATGAAAATAAACGCAGCAATGCCAGTCACCATTTGTTGCGGCATAATTGCGTGAACTTCGGGCGGCAATACTTGCCACAATGCTAAAACGCTATCGGGCCACAGTGTTAAAAGGGCCATAATTGCAGCGCCAATGCCCGACAATCGGGCCGACCAGGCTTTTCGTATTTTCGCAACGTCGTCGACTAACATATTCTTAAAGCGTTTCATAGCATTTGTCCTAACGTAGTTATTCAGTATTAATAAGCGCGTTTGTCTTGTTTGTTGTCGAGCTTTGCCTCGATTGCGTCCAGCTTTTCAAGCAGCCGGTCGGTAAGGTTTTGTAACTCGCTACGTTTAACGTATTCCCCAGCGACAATAACGTGAATTTGTAATATTTCGCTTTTCAGATCAGTGCATTCCTTGCGCGCCTGGTCTATATCCTTGCGTATGCCGTTTAGCACAAACGCCCCCAGGAAGCCCGAGAACGTAATGACAATGCCAAAAATTGCCATTATTGCGTTAAATATCATTTGCTGCATGGTTATTACCTGACAAAACGAGCGCGATTTAAGGAAAGGCTAGATTAAAGCCGGCACAAATGCAAGCGCCCCGAATTAACGGGGCTTGGAAGCGAAATGGGAAGGTTTGGCGTTAGTTATTCGCCGGCTTGTTTTTCAATCGTGAAAACGTAAGTTTCGCCGGTTCTGTAATTGCGCCAGGTTTGGGAAAGGCCGACATTTTCTTTATAAATTTCTTCGCCTTTTGTATTGCAAAACGGGCGTTTTACAACTTGCGTTTCCGTAACTTCCCAATGTTCGCCAGTATCGCGCGAGGCCAGTTCGTTTTTGAGCAGTGTTAAAATGTGCCGTTTTGCTGAATTGAACGCGTATTTTATAGCAACTTGTTTTCCGTTCATCTTGATAATGTATTTATCTTTTTTCATAACTTTTGCCTCTTTTGTTTGCCCACAATTACCGGATTCTGCATATTTCAAACGTTTTTAACTCTTCATGCCAGAACAGCCTAAACGTTTTTCCCGAGCGTTTATTAGTGTTCGATATTGCAGCAAACAAACGCTGTTTTTCTTTTTTGTAATCATTCGCCAGCGGCACCGCAAACGATTCGCCAGGCAACATTTCGGCGAACGGATACGTTGCGTTGGCTTTTGGTTGCCCACGTTCAAACGCATTTTCGCAGTAGCTGACAAACGGCCTGGCAATTTCCGAACAGGTTACAATTTTATGCATAAATCCCACCTCTTGACTGTTTAGTGACTGTTTAGTGCTAAACAGTGAACTGTTTAGTGACTGTTTAGTGACTGAAATTTTACTAAACAGTCTGGCAATTTGCAAGTTTTAACTGTTTAGTAACTGTTTAGTAGCGGCCTGACTGTTTAGTGACTGTTTAGTGACTGTTTAGTAAACTGGCAAAAATCACTAAACAGTTACTAAACAGTTACTAAACAGTATTATTGCCGTATAAAGATAAAAATAATAGATAACTATATGATATATATATAAATATAATATATATAATAAATATAATAGTCATTTTTTACTGTTTAGTAGAGGTACTGTTTAGTGGGGGTACTAAACAGTAAAACAGGGCATTATATTCATTATTTTCATTCAACTCGTTGATTCTAAAGGAATTTTTGCGTTATACGCCACTAAACAGTATTATATTTCACTAAACAGTCAAAAAATTCTCTTTATATTTCAATAACTTAAGTCACTAAACGCTATTATACGCGAATCATTCTCATTTAGCCTATAAAATAAAACAAACGTAAATAAAAATAACGCAAAAGTATTTGACAAGCGTTTGGATATAAATAATAATTTCCATAACGAAACAAATTAACTTTTAAAAAGGGCGACAAAATGAAAGCATTGAATAACCTTGATAACATCCCGACAATTAAACCAGTAGGGCCGGCAAGTTCTACAAGGGCTGTTTTTGTTGCGCGTGATATTGTGGGCTTTAAAGATAAAATAAACGCGCAATATGCCAGAAACTTTGCAGCATGGCAGCAAGCACAAATTAACAAACAAATTTCTAAAAAGTAGTTGACGGCATTAAAAACAAACGCTATATTGAAACCGTAACAAACATTAACCTAAAAGGTGGCACTATGAAAAAATCAGAATTTAAAAATTATCTCTTTTCCCTCATTGACGCGGAAGGCTATGACGTAGCGCCGCCCGTTACGCAAAAGGCTAAAATAAACTTTTTCTTCGATACATTCCGCGCTGAATACGGTTATAACATTTCGCGCACGGGCGAACGCAAAGCCCTGGCCGAATATCTGGCCGGCCTTCCTTCATGCTTTCGCGTGCCTTTTTACAATGGCGAGATTATAGAAACCGGCGAAAGGTTCGGTTTCATAGCCGCTAATGCCTCTGAATTGCGCCAGGATGCGTTTTTAAACCGTTGGTTTGATATGGTGGCGGGTGCACTGTTGGAAATGCACATAGAGGCAAATGCGCCCTATGTGTACAAAACCGTATCCGCGTTTATCGCGGCATACAATTCGAAGGTTGGCGGCCCCATGTTCGACCGGGCTACAATGCGCTTTTTCGGCGACACTGTGAAAAATTTTAAATTGATAGATTGCTCTATTGAAATTGAAGGCGTGCCAACTGACGTTTATATTCTTGAACGGCGCAAGTCAACAAAATTACCAGCCGGCAGCGGCTATTTTTTCCGCATGGATAATTTGAAACGTATTCATGGCGTGAATTGAGGGGTTTGCGATGAAAATTCCGTACAACATCGAAGGCAGCAAATACGGCAAAACCTACCGTGTGGGATATGATGCAAAAGGCTTTGCTGTTCGTATTTATGGCGAATCCGGCAGATATTGCGTAAACGGAAAATGCCTTGAAACACTGAAGCAAGTTTCTGAATACCTAAGCGCAAACTATACAAGGGGTGAATGATGAAAGCATCGCGATTTATACGCAACAAATTAACAGGCAAAACGGAATTGCAATACCCGCATTTATACAACGGCAGGTATATATTTTTGGCGCTTAACGATCTTTGGGAACTTGCAGAATGAACAGCGAAACCGTTAAAACAAAAGTCGTATTTATCAAATGTAAAGAAGACGGCGAAATTACGGCTATATTCCCAGGATTGCCCGAGCGCGCTATTGTGTCACACGGCAAAGAACTTGACCGGATTTATCAATGCTATGCCCACATAGGCCAACACGGCACAGCGGCGAAATCATGGGCACTCGATCAGTTGCTGGCAACGCCGGAAGAATACGCGCCTTTGCTGGCCGAATTGCAAGCCATTGGCTATAACGTGAAAGTTGAACCAAAATTTATTAAATGGTGCTGAAATTATGGAAATTCTTGTAAATATTGGCGAACTTAAAACCGGCGATACTGTTATTCACAATGGCGAAAAAGTAACAGTGGGTAAAAATTGCGTGAAATATTCGGATTTTATGGGCCGCACGTTTAGAGGCGATTCTTACAAGCTGGGTAGCGTAAAAATTATTAAAGTTTTAAAAGGGGTTTAATATCATGAATGCAGCAATGCTAAATAACCTGACAATTGAAGAAAAGTTACGTTTTGGCGTTACTTTGTCCGGCAATGATTTGGAAGAATTTGCGTTAGAAACGCAAAGGGAAGCCGAGCGCAATATAGAAAAATGCTACGAAAGCCCATTAGAACAAAGCGAATTTAGGGCGGAAGCATTGCGCGAAATACTGGCAATTTGCAAGCATTCACCAAGGCGTTACAAGGAAACAAAAGAGTTAATACAGCGAATCGAAAGTTATATTGAAAATTCGTATGTTGAGTTGTAAAGCCGCATTTTAACAATTAAGCCCTTTAATTAGGGCTTTTTGCATTGTGTACAATCGCATGCAATGCAAAAAGAGAAAGAGGTTAGCAAAATGAACAAACGCGGAAGAAAGCCAGGGCAATTAACAGCGGGTAGCCAATTCGAAAGGCTTGCCGGTTTGCAGCCAGGGCAAAGCGTAATAATTGAAAACTGGCCCTATAGCAGAAACTTGCCGCCCGTATCGCGGCGGCCTGAATTTATGCGAAGCTGGCATTTAAAAAGTGAATCGGGTCTTATCGTTTATAGCCCTGACAATGCTTGTAAATGCGTGAAAATCACAAGGCTTGGATAAACATGACACCCGACCAGATAGCCAAGCCAGGCACCGAAAGCGCGCACCAATGCGCTTTTTTTGCGTGGTGCGCGGTAGCACAAAATCATGGCTTTACCGCCGCTGATATGTGGGCAGACACTGGCAAGATAATGCCAGGCAACGGTCCGGCGGTATGGCCTCTCGAATGGATTTATCATACCCCAAACGGCGGCACGCGAGGCAATGACGCCCGAGAGCGTGCAATAAGGGGCGGCAAATTAAAGGCAGAGGGCGTTAAAGCCGGTATACCTGATATTTTCCTGCCCTATCCTATCGCGGCTTATCACGGCCTCTACATTGAAATGAAAAAGCCCACACAAAAGCCGAAACGAGGCGGTTCAGGTGGCGTAAGCCAGGAACAAGCCGCCTTCGTTGAATTTGCAAGGGCTAACGCTTACGCGGTAGCGGTTTGTTATTCATGGCGAGAAGCCGCCGACACAGTGAAGGCATATTTTTATGGGGGTTTTGACAATGCAAACAAATGAAGAAAAAGCGCTTACGGCCTTTGGCTGGTTTCTCGTCGGGTTCTTTTGGGCAATGTTTCTTATTGCAAGCTGGGCGATTTTGAGGGCAGTGGCATGACCCCGTTCGCCGCTTATACAGATAGGGGTATTCGCCGCTTATACCCATCGCCGCTTATACTCATGACCCCGTTCGCCGCTTATACAGGATAGTTAAAATGAATTGTGTTAAATGTGAAATAACCAGGGCTAAAATAAAAGCAAACGTTTACGAAATGCTAGGTTTGAATTCAAAAGATATTGCAAAACGCTTGACCGAACGTTACGGTACAAAGTATTATGCGATTGAAACAAACGTATATAGGGAAAATACCCTACCGCCGTTTAAACCATTCTTTATAAAAGAGGTGAAGCAATGAAAGACGAAGCCGAAATTCTGAACGAATGCCGCAATCTTGCAAGCGCAAAACGCTGCTTTATCGTGCAAAAGAAAGATATAGTCAAACAAACAGATTGCTTCCTTGTTTATAGAAATAACCCGAACCAAACTTCAAACAAAAACATATTTGTTGCAAAAAGAAGTTCTATTAAAAACTTGCTAAAGTTCTGCAAGACGTTATAATTAACGTAAATTGAAAATGTGATTGAAAATTAGCATTGAAAAAATAGAAGCTTTTAAAACACGCGACGGGCTACTGTTTGAAACCGAAAATGAGGCCAAACTGCACGATTGGCACGAGCTATTTAAAATTTGGTATGAAAACAGGCCATTATTTGCAGCAGCTAAATTTGAAGTAAGCTACGTCGTTGCTAGAAACTGGATTATTGACAACATTGACAGTATTCAGCAATGTGTAAACGATTATAAAAATATTGTTGAAGATGGAAAATTGAAAAGAGGTGATTGAAATGACAACTGAAATGATTTATTTAAATCTTGGTGTTTTTGGAGAAGTTGAATGCGAAATTACTTTCAAGGCTTCAAAGGGCGAACCTGCTTCGGCACATTGCCCTTCCGAACCGTCGGAAATGGAAATTGAAAGCATTGTTGCTTATGTAAAAACGAACCCTGTTGATATTTCAAAACTGTTGACCAAAGAAAATTACGAATCAATCGAAAGTCAAATTTGGGAGAGTTTGGAATGAACACAGACAAACTTAAAGCGTTAGCGCTGGCAGCAACGCCTGGGCCGTGGAAATACGATGAAGATAACGGCTTGGGAATTTTTCCAGAAAACGGGCGTGAGCTAATTGAGTATTTGACGATAGGGAACGCCCGTTACATCGCCGCCGCCAACCCTGCCGCAATACTTGAACTGATAGCCAGTCACGACGAGTTGTTAGACTCCCTTTCCTACATGGTAAGCAACCAAGGTCAGCTAAACAGCCTTGAGACACGTGACGGCTTCAAAAAGGCACGAGAACTGGTCAAGAAGCTCAAGGAAGGTGAAGCATGAAAACCAAATTCATTTTTCCAGTATTGATTGAAAACGGCAACAAACGCAAAATTGAAAAGTTGCAAAAGGTTTGCGAATCTAACAGCCTTTCGTTTTATCCAGTCGAACAAAGCAATTTAGTGCGACTGATAAAAGAACGTGATGAATACGAAACTCGCTGCGCGTTGTTGTTAGAAGCAATTGAAGATTTAAAAGCTGTTTGGCCTAACACAGAAAGCAAAGGTTACGCACAGCCTTCGCGTTTAACAATGTTAACGGCATGGCAAAGGGCAAACCGTGCAATTGAAAAGGCGAAGGGTGAAGCATGAGCGACCACAAGCCAAAAGCTGATTTTAAAGCAATTTACAAACAAGTTCAGGAAAACCAAAATCGAATCGAGGCTTGCAGCAAACACAAGTTTACCGAAGAACCCCCGTTTGCACCAGGGCAAAGATTTTGTTGCGTTAATTGCGGTGGTTTTGTTCCGGCTGTCGAAGCCTTCCGTTATGTACAAGGCTATATAGCAGCAGGTGGCAATCCTAACGATATTATGGAAGGGTGGTGAAGCATGAAATTTAAAATAATCGGCCCTGTTGCAATGATGGTTATTACTGTGGGCATAGCAGTAACATCAAATGAAGATTTCAAAGACGAAGTTCGTTCGCAAATATTCTATTGTGAAAATGTAAAAGCGCAACTCTGGCCAGACTACGAGCGCACTTACGAGACTCATTGCACTGATGCAAAAATGAAAGAATATGAAAATATTCTTAAAAGATAGTTGCAATTGTGTCAAAATTTAATGACAATTCAATTCCCTTAATTTAAAGCAAAAAGAGGTAGTTATCATGGCAAAACTCAATAAAACTCAAACCGCATTGCTGGTTGCAATTGCAAACGCCACGCTGTCGGAAATCGGCTTTCTGCATGTCAGCGAAAAAGACGCCAAAGGGCTTGTTGCTTTGGGCTTGGTCGAGCAAAATCCCGAACTTCTTGATGCCGATGGCAACATTGCAACCCGAGCAACACCTGCCGGTATCGAAGCGTCTGGTGCAAATCAGGAACAGGGCGAATTGCAGGTTGAAGAACCCGCCGAAAATCCGCCGGAAACTGCACCTGTCGCAGCACAAGCCATGCCAACAGGTAAACCGGCCTTCGATATTGAAAGCAATATCGCGCGCCCTGAGCGCAAGCGCAGCGGTAACGGTCGCAATCTTTATCCGTTCGATGTGCTGGAAGTCAATCAGTCATTCTTCATTCCGCCAACGGAAAAGCATCCAGAACCCTGGAAGTCGCTACAAAGCACTGTTTCAAGCGCATCAGCTCGCTATGCTGTTGCCGTGGAAGGTCAAACAAAGCTGAATCGGAAAGGCGTTGAAGTTCCGGTCATGAAGCACACTCGCAAATTTTCCATTTACGAGGATGTCAAAGACGGTGTTCGCGGCGCTCGGGTTTTCCGCGACTTGTAACTTTCGCTTGTAGTAAAAAGCCCGCATAAGCGGGCTTTTTTGTTTCTCGGATATAACGACTGAAATTAACGAACGGCGTTCGCAAACAACTGTGTTATAAACCTATACCGCCCCACTGTTCAGCCATCGCTTTAGCAATTCCGTCATAGGTTTTGCTTCTTAATTTCCATCTATCTTTTGACGGCGGTAATTTGTTCTGTCCGCTGTCAGTCTGGTTAGCCCAGCGCTTTTTTCCATCCACATCACGACCAGGTACAAGCTCAGTTGATTGCAGCAGGGGCAACCCTTTCAGCCAAAGGCATGTCTTTTTACTTGCGTCGTGTCCAAATTGGTACGGCTGTATAATTTGATCTGGCTTTCTTATCCGGCTGCTAATTATGCTAACAGGGTTTTCTATGCAAATTTTATCCACCGGCGCATCAAATAACAGCCTTGCAAATTCTAACGCATCTTCTGTTAATTGTGGGTCTCGCAATCCGCGCGTAGTCCAGTGCATACCGCTTACGCTAAGGTATGTGCATGGCGGGTGGGCTATCATCATATCCCACTGGTCATTGTACACAGCTTCTAGGCAGTCACCTTTTATGTGGTATTCGCTTCCGTCATCAGCATCTAGTAGATCGCAGCTCCATGCATCATGCCCAAGCGTCCTAAACGCATTTCGTACAGTTCCACTGCTCTCACATGCAATCAATATTCGCATTATATTCCCCGGTTTATAACAACATGCTGTTGCTCGCCCTTCGGGCTGGACTCCTCACTTCGCTCGTCACCGCAAAGCAAGGGGTTAAATGAACTAAGGTATGTCTGTGCTTAAAACTAGCTCACCAGATATAACTCGTTCAAGTATTTCATCAGGTATAGTTGCACAAGCATTAACGCAGAGCATAATTCGCCTTGCGTCATCTTTTGCATTATCGCCAAAAGTTGAAACATGCGGGATTATCATTCCATAAGATTGATCGTCATTCTTTGAAACTGTTCCAACCTCATCATTACACTTGCTATTTATTATCCAAGGTTCTTTTGTGTGCATATCTTTCTCAAAATTATGTTAGTTCATTTAACAACCGCTTCGAGCGGATCGCTAGCGCGACACGCTCAAGGCCACGGTTATGCGCATATTTTCTGCGCGGCTTCAATTATCAAATTGCACTCAGCTACTGACCGCAATTCCGCCGTGTGGTATTCGCGCCCAAGTACCTTTGCCAGCTCGCTATAAATCTTGCCTCGCGACATCTGCTTGCTTTGCCATAGCGGGTCAATAATTGCGTGTATCTTTTTGCGCGCTTCCTTTATAGCTTTCGTAGGTATGCAGCCGAGCGGCCTTGTTCGCTCTTTCGTTTTGTGGTGACACCCAACAAAATTACGGCATGTGTCGCACTTCCAGAATGGCAGGCTGCATAAGTCGATTCTGTGCGGGTAGCATTCTTTGCCATTAGTAAGACGAGCCTCAATGTCTGCTTTGCATCCGCAGCAATAAATGCGCATAACAACTCGCTCAACCTCGTTCGTCATTTCATTCCTCCCCGGACTGCTTCGCAGCCGCATAGCTGGTGGTTAGGCGAACATCTCCACATTAATAAATTGCAGGGTTGGTCGCTATTTGTATATTTCCACATGTTGGGCATATATGCTTATAGCCAGAGCCAGCAGGAATGCATAAATGTGTCGGAAAATTATGACTAGGGTCTAAGCATCTGTCTTGTTTTTTCAATTCAAACATGCCGCTTGCTTCGGGTATACTAAAACTTCCGCTAATATGATTATTCATTTCAATCTCCAAGTTTGTTTATAAAAAAACGCCTAACAACAATGCCAAGCGGATTCGCAAGCTCACCGCTTGCGTGGCGGTTAAACGCCACGCATGCCAATTCCACCGCACATTGGACATTCAACATGCTTGTATTCGTTCGCATCTGCATCAATTAAATTTGTCATATACCCATGCCCAGAACAACACGGGCATTCTCGGCGTTTTAGTTCTTCAAGCTGTTTCATATATTCACTTTTTTCAGTATCCATATCAATCTCCTATGTTTAACAACATGCTGTTGCTCGCGCTTACGCGCTGGATTCCTCGCTCTGCTCGTCACCGCAAAGCAAGGGGTTAAACGAACTTATTCTGGCCACTGAGTAACTTTGTTTTTTCACAGGAAAACTTACAATCTTTGCACGATAAGTCAGGGGCTACATCTGCAACACAATAAGAGGCCAGCTCACTTAGTTCAATCAATTGCCTTTCGCGCATCTCAATCATACTTAATGCAGATTCTCTAAATCTCAATATTTGTTCTACAGTAACAATTGGCATTTGCTTTAATTCTTCAATAATCATATTTCCTCCAGTTAAACGTCACATGACAACTGTTTTGCATCGGAGCTTCGCCCGCTGAAAAACGGGGTTAGGCGTTGCTATACCTCACGCCGTCGTTCATGTGTGCGTAAGCTGTCCAGATAGGCACAAGCCCACACTCAATTTCAAACACAATGCGCCACCAATAATAGCCATCATGTTCAATGTAACCTTTAACCATTTTAATGCGCTTAACCGGCAGAAATGCAAAACGCATACGCCATTTATGAACTTTCATTTACTGCGCTAAATCAATCAATTCCATATCTTCATCACCTCTCGTTAGTTTAAGTTAAATCAAAGCCCAAAAATATTTCCATTCCTAACAGCATAAGCAACGGCAGTACAATTGAAATCTTTTGCAAGCGTTGCGCGGCTTATTTCCTGCAAATCGCCTCTTTCACAAAGCGTTTTCAAAGCCCGCTTCAAAGCCATTGTCGAACCCATTCGATCTTTTCTAAAAACAGCTACGTTACAAAGTTTGCGTTGCAAATAGGAGTAGGGAACAATTTTGTTAGAATGCAAAACGCTCATGCCTTCACCGCAATAGCGAACTACGCCAGACCATGGAGACGTTAAAAATTCCCCTACACAATTTGCCAGTTTGTTTAACTGTTGCGTTTCTTCACTGTTGGAACCAACTTCACCAATATCGAACTTTTTGATGATATTGCGAATGTCGGCCATCACAATGCAAACTGCCCATCTTGCATTTTCTTCCGCAACAATGGGGTCGTAAGAATTGCAGCCGACCGCTACCAAAGCAGCCAGCTTCAATGCTTTAATGTGGGCACGCGACCACAAATGCCGCTTAACTTCATTGTCAGAAGCATTCACCTTAATATCGCAAAACTTGTCAAATTCCTTTAAAAATAATTCTGCTTCTGGCGTTTGCTTAACGTGAATTACTTTGTTTTGACTGTTCAGCATAAGCGCGTGTGCGCAAATAGTAGCAACACGCTCGATCAACTCGCCAGAAGGTCTTACACTTGCATGATTTTCGTTCAACGGAACCCGAATGCTGTTATATTCAATAGTCGTTAGGCGCGGTA